CCTTCGGCAAACAGGTGCTGGATGCTGTAGAGCCTGGATAGCTTGTCCTGGCTCTTGGGGTCGATCAGCATGACGGCCCAGTCTTCGTGGCCAAACAGGCGGCGGATCTCCTGGGCCACGCTTATGCCGGCGGCCTTGTTCTCAATCAGGAGGCGGTCAACCTTCATAGACCGGCAGGTGTCGGCGGCCTTCTTCACTAGTTCGTGAAGCTCGAGGCGCTCGGCCCAGGCGGTCATGAGCATGACGCGCGGGTGCTGCTGGGTGTAGGCGCGCTCGACACCATCTTCGGTCTTGACGCTTCGGGCCATCACGTCGCCGCTGAACACGCCCCACACGGTCAGGGCGCTGTAGTCACCGTCAGACTTGGTGGTGTAGGCGGTGTCCAGGCTGGCGACGATGAAATCCATGGCGGGGTAGGCGTCATGCTCCCAAAGCTGCCACCACTCCCGCTTGATGATGCCACCGCCCCTGGGCTCTGGCCGCTGCTGAAGCTGGCCGGCAACAGCGTAGGGGCCCATGACCGCCTTGTCGCGCTCGACCACATCTGCCGGAAACCTTTCCGGAAATAGCAGTTCGCCATCCTCGCTGCGCGGATCCTCAAAGGGAATTGGCTCATCTGACCACTCTGGCCACCACTCGACTGGGGTGGCGCAGGCGCGGTCAACCTCAAACTCCATTGGCAGCATCAGGTGCGTGTACGGCAGGCCCTTGTCGAGGATCGTGCCGCTCACGTCCTCTTCGTGCAGGCGCTGCATGATCACGATGATGGCAGAGTTCTTTGGGGAGTTCAGGCGTGTAGGCACCGCCTCGAGGAACCAATCGAGGGTGCTTTGCCGCTGCTGCTCTGAGGCCGCGCTTTCGACGCTGTGAGGGTCATCGATGATGACGCGATCACCACGAGAGCCGGTGATCGTGCCGGCGGCCACGGCTTCGCGGAAGCCCATGCTGGTGTTCTCAAACTTCAGCTTGGCGTTCTGGTCTTTCGCCAAGCTGACATGGGGCCAGCAGGCCTGATACCATTCAGACACCACCAGCCGGCGCATCCTCACATTGTCGCGGATGGCGAGGTTCTGGCTGTGGCTGGCGCACAGGTAGCGCAGGTGCGGCATGCGCTGCGGCCCCCACTCCCACGCAGGCCAGAACACGCCCACCAGGAGGCTCTTCATCGTGCCTGGGGGGATGTTAATCAGGAGGCGGTTGAGCTTGACCCCATCGATCTCCTCGCCGGCTGTGACAGCCTCCAGGTGGGCGCACAGGGCGTCAATGTGCCAGCCATGGACATAGGGCTGCCCTGGCTCGACGATGTGCCAAGCGAGGCGCACAAAGGCCGCAAGGCTCTCCTCACAGTCAGCGCGATCAAGCTGGAGGAGGGCATCGCTGGGATCGACGGTCATGCCGTCGATCTTGATCAGGCGGCTCACTCGTTGTCCTTCGCCGCCTTCAGCGCGGCGCGCAAGGCTGCTCGAGCCTCTGGGGCCAGGGCGGTGGCGTCGATGGTGGTCTTCACCTCAGTTTGGATGGCGCCGCCATCCTTGCCGGTGACCTCCTGGACCTTGCGCTCGGTGTAATCCTCGCGGAACCGGGCCTGCATACTGGTCTTCCAAACCATGGCATTGAAGCGGTCGGCATGGAGGCCTTGTAAGCCCATGTTTTCCCAGAAGATTTGCTCGGCCTGCTTTGCTCTCACAAGCGCTGAAGAAAACTCTGGGTGCTGCTCAGCCCAATCGTACAGGTTTACACGCATCGCATCGCAGGCTTCAGCCATCGCAACCATGCTGCCGCCTCGCTGGCCAACCTGGACAACGATGTCGCAGAACCTAGGCTGATACTTTGATGGCCGGCCTTCCTTGGCCTTCTGGAACGCCTTGGGAACAGCCTTAGCCTTCACCACCGCCGCAGGCGCGGCGGGCTTCGCTGGCTTTCCTTTGCGCTTGGGGGCAGGGGCGTTGGGCATTTGAGTTCTCCTGCCCCGTCATATACGAAAAACCCCCAACTTTCGCCAGGGGTTTGTTGGTCAAGATGTAAAATCGCGAAAAATGACCGGCGCATCAAAATTGAAGAAACATATTGGCTCATCAGAAAACCTAAACCAGTAATTAAGCGGACTGTACCATTCTCCGTCTTTGTGCTTCCGAATGCGAATTACAGAATAATCTGGGTCACTCCTAACATCCCAGCTTTGGCCTTTCCAATTTTTCATATTGCTTCTGCATTCAGGTGGCACTGGCTTGGAAGCATCTCGAGAAATCAACATACTGCGGATTTCCATTGTTTTATCGCTAATGAGGCGCACTACTTCATAAGGGTCAGCTTGAGTTAAAACATCATCGTCATTGAAGCTAAGTCTAATTGCGTATTTCATGTTCCTGTTCCTGTTCCAATAATGAAAGGGTGGTGGGGGCCGAAGCCCCCTGGGGTTGTTAGGCAGCGGGTCTGGCATAGACTGACGGATCCGCGACCGTCACGGCCAGCCAAGCATCGGCAGCGGCCTGGGTGCTAAACCATACGCGGATTTCTCCATCATAAACGCCGAAGATCGGGGTGGCGGCGAGTGCGGCCTCAAACGAGTGATCGTCGGCATGCTCGCCGCCAAAATCGGATGAGTCCAAGAAGGTGGAGGCACCCTTGTCCCCAAGCAAAGCCCATGCCCGCACGGTTGCGCGGTCAACGAGGCAAGGGCCGGTGGTGAGTTTGGTATTTGTCATCTTCATAATCCTTCAAACCGGCATCAGCGCCGTGAGATGTTTATGGCACCATGCGAGGTAGGGCACAACACCCTATCTCGCATTTTTTGAAAAAAATTATTCAGCCCCCGGCATCAGCACATTCCCCACGGCGATGTAGAGCCCCATAGCCACGGCAGATGATGCCGGGACGCTGGCATAGCCCACCTGCTTGTCGGTTTCGTACACGATCAGCAACACTGAGGGGTTGCGTGACAGAACATCCTCCAGGGCCTTGCGGGCGGCTTCGGCAATCTGGTTCTTGCCCTCGCCCTTCACGCGGATCGACCCGCCTGAACCCGGATGCGGGGCTTGCCGGCGAGTTCCTGGCCGCGAAACCACGCCACTCCATTGATCACTTCGCAAAGCTCTGGCGGCATCAGCATTCCATTCCTCCATGTCAACACCGCGAAGCCTGGGGTCCAAAGCCGGGTGTTGCCCTGCATATACCCAAAACACGGCCAATGAGGATCCGCAAGCATGCCAGTCTGCACACCGTACCGCCGCCCTCGCATGTCCACCATTGGCTTGACCTCAAGGCTATGTGTATCGCCGCTGACAAACGATACACCTGCTTTGACGGCATTGTTCCACCCGGCGTGGATACCGCCATGGTAACGGTGCATGATCACCGCGTCGTTCAGGTCCAGCCGGTGGCACATCTTCCAGTCAGGGAATTGACCGGCGAAATCAAACCCGTCAACGCCTTCAAACATGGCCGCATTCAACGCCAAATATTTGTCGAAGCGGTCGTCATGGTTGCCTCTGACCCAGAACCGCAGGGCCTTCGGCGCTAGGCCCAGAATGTCGTCCAGGTGCTGCTTAGCGGCCTCCAATTCATCTTTGACCTTGATGCGCCTGTTCCAACCGATCGGGTCATGCCTGCTGGGCTCGCCCATATCCACCAGATCGCCCACGCTTAGGATGATGTCAGGCTGCACTAGGGGGATAGCGCGCAGCAGGGCCTCGTGGGCGAGGCTCCGGGGTTGGTGGAGGCTGGTCCAGTGAGCATCAGAGAACGCAATCACGGTCGCATTGAGATGCGTGATTTTGAGGGTCAGTTCACACTCGGGCGGATTGTCGGGATCGTAAGCCACTGCTGCGGCGCGGTGTGCTTTTCGTACATCTGGCTTGCCGAAGCGGGTGATGGCCGCTTCATACTGATTAGCGGCGGTCTTGCCGCTCATGGGCGGGAGAAACGACCGCGCCGCTGCGTTAACATTGCCGTGCATGACAACGGCATTGTAAATCGCTTCAACGTCAGACCAATTGTATGATTTCTGTGCCATTGGGTATCGAACCTCTCTGGTCAAAAAAAAGGGCGCCATGTAGGCGCCCTGTGGATTAACTGCTGATTGGCCTTGACGCTAGGTAATTGTTCATGTCCAGCCCAACGCTTTCAAGGGCCTCGCGCAGAGTTATGTCATTCTGCGCCAGAAATTTCTGGATTAGATGCCTCGCCTCCCATCGTGTTTCGGCTCCAGCACCGTGGCAAGCCTGTTGATAAAGCTTGCGGAAATAGTCTCGTTCAAGTGCATGCATTTATGTCACTCCTGTATTGCCGGGGGTGTGGCATCCCCCATGTTGCCATTACCCCCGGCTGAACGCGCGATAACATGTAACAATTTTCCGTCAGGTCGCACCACATTGAATGGCGGCTGGGTCAGTCCAGCGCGCTGCATGGGAAGTTTTGGGAGGATGACAAAAGTGTCCCCTTCCCAAAAGCCCCACACAACGGTGGGATCATTCGTGTACGTTTCTTCGCTCATTTCTTTTCTCCATTCATGGCTTCAATCACCTTCTGTCGAACAAGATTGTTTTTCCACATGACATCCTCAATCGCCAGAAGTTCCAAGAGCAGCATGACGCCTGGGTGAATGGGAACCTTGCCGGCAAGCCAACGATAGAGGGTAGACTGGTTGATGCCGCAGATCTTGGCGATGGCGGCGTCGGTCAATCCGATCACATCCAGGGTTTGGCGTAGGTGGGCGGGAGTGGTCATGACGGTTCTTCCAAGTTAGCCAGCGCTTCACCAGCAGCCAGAGCGCTTTCTTCCAGCCGGTCGATAGCTTCCTCGATCTGCTGATATGCATCCTCAAGATCGTTGTCTTCGCTGACGATCTCTTGCGCCTGCTCGAGCAAGGGCTGCGCCTTGCTAAGCAATGCCTGGGCCTTCTTGATCAGGCTGGCCGCGCGGTCAGCGGTTTTTTTGGTGTTGCTCACAGCGCATACTCCTCTGCATCGATCCAATAGGCCTGATAGGCGTGGTGCCAGCCATCGCGGAAGGCATCGCGCAGGTGGCTTTTGAGGTAGGGGTTGAGGTCATCGATGTCAGCAACGGTCTTGCCGATATGCCGCTCGAAGCAGTGGAAGCCCATGGTGTAGGCTGCGAAGTAGGTGTCCATGTTCATGATCGTGATCCTTGAAAAGATGGTGGTGACGGGGGCTGTGAGGCCCCCGCCTTGGATTAGCAGGCCACCTTGGCCTTGACCTTGAGCGTCTCGACAAGGCTGGTCTTAGTGCAGGAGGCGATCTGCTCGGGGGAGAGGAACTGCTGGGCCAGCTTGGTGTCGATGGTCTTGCGCTCGGAGAGGGAGATGGTGACATCTGCCATCTCGCCTTCGACCAGGGAGAGGCCGGTGGCCTTGATCTCGGCCTTGGCGGCGGAGAGGAGCTTCTCGATGCGGTCGGCTTCGGCCTTGAGGGCGGCGAAACGGTCGGCGAGGGTGAGATTGTCAAACATGGTCTTGATCCTGATTTTGTGTCCCGGCTCGCTGCCGGTGAACAAACGTATAATGGCATGGTGCGAGGGACGCAACAGGGAAATGCGCCCCTCGATGATTTTTTTAATTTATTAAAAAAGCCGAAGCTGGTTGGCCCTGCGCCTCGCCACCAGCTTTACGATCTCCTCGATCTTCTCGCGCCAGCTTTCAGGGTAGACCGCAAAACAATGGCTGCCTGTTTCATTGGTTTTGGGTCGAAGCGCTTTGGGCGGAAGGTGGCCTGTGGTGGCCTCATACAGATCACGAACGGCATTCCCTGCCGCCCAGGTGTCTTCGGGGATAGGCTCGAGATCCAGGTCGCGGAACACGTCGATCACTGTGATTGGCTTGGAGTTCACGCCCCTACTCCTCCAACAGGTCGGTCAGAACTGCGGCGGTAAACCGCAAGGAACCGGCCTGGAAGGCATAATCTTGGATAACGCTTTCGGTGCCGAAAGTGCCCAGAGACACTTCGGCGCTGTAGAGCCTGTCACGCAGCCGCGCCTGCTGCTCCAGGACGCGGATTGCGTAGGCGATCTTCTCGGCGGCTTCTTCGGTCATTGTCCATCCTCTCGCTTCGTGAGGCTGAGAGTGCTGAAGCTCTTATTCGGCACAGTGATGGTCGGAGGCGCGTAGTGGGGCATAATTTTGCCGATATGGGCGCAATTGATGATCATGTCGCCACGATCAACCCAAACCCTCTCGCCTGTGCGGCGGTCGTCATCGAAGTACAACTGGCGCACAAGGACAAACGGGGCGTCGGAGAGAACCTCGCAGAACTCCTCGCAATCCTCGCTCGGATGCTCAACGATAAGCTGGTGGACGATGCCGTCCTGGCGGTAATTCGGCATATTCATTGTGACCATAAATTTCATGTCTGAAGTCCTACTTGATGGTTGGTTGAAGGCGTTGGGTGAAGCGGAAATTGCTTATGGGGTCAATCCTCATCCTCCTTCCAATCTGTCTCACGCCATTGAGCCGCCAGGATGGCGCAGACGAGAAGGGCTGCACCAATGGTGCCACCAATCAGTGCTGCCCAAAAAAAGTCGATCATTTAGCTGATCCTTTTCTGCCACGTTTATTTGGGGGAGGGGGAGAAGCCACAGGATGCCCGTGTGGCGCATTCTGAGAGGCGTATGATGCCCTCTGGGGGATCAGGAGGGGTAAGGGTGCGGGCACCCTCCTAAAACCCTCTGGCGGCGCCTCTACGGCAACGTCATCATCATCGAAGCTTGGCACTGGATCATCCTCCACCAGCCGGGGGGCAGGCCGTTGCCTTTCGACGGTGGCCCCAGGCCATGTGGTCTTGATCTGGTTGATGACGGCGCCGTTCGCCGCCAGCACCACCCGCACCACTTCCTCGAGGGTCCAAGTCGCCACGGTGCGCCCATCGTGCTTGGCGCGAAGGATCTCGACTTGGGCATGCTCGGCATCGCGGCAGATGATGACGATGGTGCCGTCATCTGCCCTCTGCTCCCACAGGCCTGGGGGAAGGGGCTCGGCGCCGGCAGCAGTCGCAGCAGCATCCATGCCGCGCCAAGCGCGCATCATCATCGCGTCCTTGTCGGCCTGGGGGGTCCACTCGTCTTTGCAGGCCTCGAGGGTAGCCACCCACCGGGCTTGAGCTTCCGGTGGCACAAGCCGGGTCAGCCGATCGATGCCCCATTTGCGTTCCATCAAGTTCGCAAGGTCATCAAGCTGGGTGATAGATGGTGGGATTGGTGGGAGTGTCATTGGTCGAGTTCCATGTTGATGTCTTTGATACGATCCATGATAGCCTTCACGAGACGCTCTTTAACGCGCAGCCCCTCGCGGAATGGGTACGCTGCGCGATTGGCCCTGTCGAGTTCCTCATACAGGGGGCGTGAGCCTTTCCAGCCCACCTGCGTCGGAGGGGGGCCGTGAATTTCAAAATGCATCACCAGCCGCTCACGCGCCGCTGTGATCCTGGGGAGTTCGCCATTCAGTTTGGCCTTGAAGGCATCACGTTGCCGCTGCTCCTGCATCAATTCCAAGTAAAGCCCTTCAGCCTCTTTTCTAAGATCAGCCAAAGAATAAGCTCGCCCCGCCGTCTTGGCGCGCGTGCGTCGATCTGCGCCGACGTCAGGAGTGCCAGTCGGCGCGCGCCGATGCGCCGAGCAGCTAGTACCCGAAAAAGTCGTCGCACCCCCCTTTTGCGCCGACTCTGCGCCGACTTTGCGCCGACTTTGGTTTCCGAACAGGTCATTCATGCGGGGTTGCCTCCACTCTCACTTGGCTCTTCATCTCAAGTAATTTATCAGTATCCACTATGTACTTGTAACGCTTCTTTCTTGCCTCAGGGTCATGGTATTCTTCGGTCTTAAAGAGCCCACTAGCCTCCCATGCCTTCAACATACTTTTAGCCTGCTCTGGTGTCTTGCCGGCATCTTCAATTATTACTTGCCCAGCCCAACGCTCTTTGGCGTTCACAACCGGCGACCAGAAGGTTCCGTCACCTCGATCTGTGACGATCTTGTCAATCATCGCAATGACCATAGGCATAGGAACACCCTGCCAGGGCGACGGTGCTTTCCACCTTGTGACGGCCTGGACGTTGTCACCATTGGGTAGCTGAATAGAGTTTAGCTTCAGCCAGACGGCATCGAGAGGGGGCGGAGCGAGGTTCAGTTTGGCGTTGTCGGCGCGGATGTAGAAGCGCCTTTCATCCACATCGACACCGAAGGTGCCTGCCTCTTTCTCTGACATCACGCCGAGGGTGACGGCGGCGCGGGAGGCATCGATGAGGGCTGAGGCGCCCCGGAAGGCGTCAGCGCTTCCTGCCTCGCCGCCCTTGCGGAAATGGTGCATGAGGAGGATGGCGCACTTGGCTTCATCTGCCACCCGGTTCCACAAGCTGGCAGCAAAGTCCACCTGCTCATTGCGGTTCTCCTCCAGCCGGTGGGATTTGACGAAGGGGTCAACCACAAGCATGCGGATCTTACGCGCCTTCAATTCCTCCACCAGGGCATCAACGATGGGCAGGCAAAGGATTTCACCGTCTTGAGATCGCTCGGCCACCACCAGGGGGCGGTCACGTCCACTGTCTAGATAGAGTTTACCTTCTAGCTCTGCCGGGTCGATGTTGTGCTGGATGCAGGCGGCCCAGACACGGCGAAGGGTTTCGTCCTGGGGGTCTTCCAGGTTGTAGATCCAGACGGGCCCAGGCTTGTGTACAGGCTCATCCAGAAGGGGCCTGTTGAGGGCTATGGAGAGGGCGACGCCCAGGCCATAGGCTGACTTGCCGGTGCCTCCAGGAGCGCCCAAGACGCTCAGGAAGCGCTCAATCAGGTAGTGGCCATAGATCCACTGGCGGGGGGCGAGGCCGGCCAGGAGGTCAGCCTTGAAGG